AGGTGGCAAAGATCCTGTATCAGAGCACAATCGTGAACTCTGGAACAGTGGTAATGAGTCCGATAAGGATGTTGTTCGTAGACAGAAGCGTAAGCTTTCATACTATGCAAACATCTATGTTGTAAAAGATCCTACCAATCCTCAGAATGAGGGTGGAGTATTCCTCTACAAGTTTGGTAAGAAGATCTTTGATAAGGTTATGGAAGCAATGCAGCCTGAGTTTGAGGATGAAACTCCAATTAATCCTTTTGACTTCTGGCAAGGTGCTAACTTCAAGTTGAAGATTGTGAAGAAGGATGGTTACTGGAACTATGATAAGTCAGAGTTCGATAAAGTATCTCCTCTCTTAGAAGATGATGATGCACTAGAAGCATTATGGAAGAAGCAGTATTCTCTTGCTGCTGTTACTGCATCAGACCAGTTTAAGTCTTATGATGACTTAAGTAAGCGTCTTAAGTATGTGTTAGGACAGAAGCAACCTGCTCGTCGTGTAGATGAAGAGGTATTTGAGGAGGACAACAATCGTTCCTTCCAACCTAATTTTGAACGCAAAGAACCAGTCGCTGCTGCTCCTGTAGCATCTGCTAGTTCCGAGGAGGATGATGCTTTATCCTATTTTCAGAAACTTGCAGAAGAGTAGTTAAGAATATAGTTTAATATTTTCTGCTTTCTTAAGGGTCTTACTGACATATTCAGTAGACCCTTTTTTGTATGTCATTAATCTTTGCATATCTTCTTTAGCTATTCCTACGTATTTTGGTTTGAGTAAGAATATATTTCTTTTTTCATTATCTATTTTTTCTTCATACTCTAGATTAGTTACTGGAGTTACTATATTATTTTGAGTTACTTCTGATTCTGTAAGATAGTCGTAGTATGTTATAGAGTAGTCTGATTCTACTTCTAATCCTTCTGGTACTATCACTACATCTAATGAATTTTTTACTTCTTTACTTTCATAGTGATGAACTTCATTAAGTTTTTCATAGGTTTCATATTTTTCTAATAGATATCTATTAAATTCCTCTTGAAGTAAGGGCCATTCACTTTGAAGATTTATTACATTATTGGATATCATTACTAACCAATCTAAATTTTGGTCACCATAAAAATCATAAGCAACATTATCTGGTCTATCATCTCCTTGTATTTGGTACTTAGTAAAAAGGGTTGCATCTGCTGCAACATCTTCTTTTAATTTTCCTCTTTTAAAAAGATTTTTTACTGTAATGTAATCTGATATGGTAGCATTAGGAAGTCTACTAACATATTGAAAGTCTGGAACTTGACTGAAGTATTTTTGTGCCATTTTAGAAACCTATTTCTGCGGGAATCTTTTTATCACTACCATAATCATCATTGTATATAGGTACAAGTTCTGAGAAACCAAGTGTCATTTTATATTGTGTCATTATACCATCTTTAAATGTTGAGTAATTAGCATTAGGAGTATATTCTACATTACAAGAAGTTAAAGCACATTCTTTAAACTTATTAAGAGCATGATGTGAATTTCCTTCATGAGCATATTTAAGTTCAAATGTGTTTGGAGTTTTTAAAAATAGATGGTCTTGACTTCTTTGAGGAGCCATTCCTTGTTTAAAGAGTCTGATAATTTGTAGTATTATCTTTCCTTCATTGGCACTTCTTGGAGTTAAAATAAATTCAAAACCAAATGTTCTTAGTTGCGGACCTCTGAATAACAATTCCATATTAGGATTCAATACCATACCAGTTGTTCTAGTTAAGAGTTGAGCACCTGTACCTGTTGCATTGGAAGCAATTGCTGCAAGGAGAGCACTCTTTACATTTGCACCAGTTTGACCTTCAGAAAGTGCTTCTACTTTATTTTGCAATCCTTGTACTGCTGCAGTAGCACCTTCTTGTCCTGCTGTTAGGATTGCATTTGCACCAGCAGCTTGAATGGCATTCATTTTTTCACCATTCCAATCTGTATTATTCTGGGAAGAAATTGCACCAGGTATTGGAAGAATAATACTTGCTCTACGTTCTTTTATTTGACTAGTTTCTTTTCTTTCTTGGAATGCTCTTATTTTTGTACTATCAAATCCTGTTGTGTGATATACTAATTGAGTAAATGTTATTGTATCTTGCTTTTCAAATCTTAAGTTTTCTGGATAAACAAATGCATCAGTGCCATTATTTAATTGACTTTTTACAGGGTTAACTCCTGTACCATCAGCAGAATCTAATGTTTCTAAATTCTCTACGGGTATATTCTCATTCATTAATTTACTTGCTTCAGCTACTTTTTCTGAAGTAGTTCCTGGTGCTTCTTTTACAATAATTTTCTTTGCCTGATCTTTAATTAATGTTGGATTATTATTAAAGAAGTCTTTTTCTTCTTTTCTTGCACCACCCCACAAGTTTCTATTATATTTTATCTTACCTGTTTTAGGATCATACTCACCAATATACTTATCAGAACCCCACTCTTCATTATATATTTTAGTTTTACCTGTTTTCTTATCGATGATAAGAAAGTATGCTTCTCCAGTGGCAGGGTCAGTAAACCTGTTCTTTGGGGAGTCATCTCCATATTCGTTAGGACCACCAGCAGTCATTTATCTCTTAACTTTTTTATTATTTAGCGAGGATTAAGTATATACTTACCATAGGGTATAGCAAGGAGGTCATCAAGTTCATTTGGTTGAACCACATAGAGTTGTCCTGCTAGTTCATTCCATGTATAGTTCCTTGTTTTTCTCCAATGAAAGTTAATACCTTTGAATCCCCATTGTTCTAAATGGGTACAGGCAATTAATGGATGTTGGTCATAAGTTTCACCAGGAGTCTTAGCATTATATACAAAGGTATAGAACTTACCTACTTCAGGAATAGGTTCAACGGTTTCATTTAGAACTTCCATAATCTCCAGCATCATTTCTTCTGGATCATTAGTTCTGTTGTTGAGGTCACTTAGATATTGTCTGATACGATTATCTTCTTCTTGTTGTTCTATACCATCATTAAACCCAAAATTATCTACCATGATGGATACCTAATTCTTTTTCTGTTATGATTTTAAATTCAATTCGTTTATCTTTACACCATTCAGATGCTGCACTCCATTTTGCTTGGTTCATAGCATAAGTTTTGCATTCATAGAGATATGATGAGGTCACTTTCTTTCTTTTCTTTGGTGGTCGTGTTTGCTTTGCAGGTTTAACTTCAATAACATATGTTTTTGTACCACCATTACTTTCTTTTACTTTCATAATAAAGTCTGGATAGTAACGACGAACCTTACCATCAGGAGCACGGTAAGGTATAAAGAATTCTTCACTCCCCCATTCAATTACATTCTCATTTAAATCACAGTAATGACAAAACTTTTTTTCCCATGTACTCCTACATATTATATTAGTTATATCTCCTTTATACTTTTTTGGATGGGAAGGTTTGAATAAACTTTTCTTACTTTCTGCCATCTCTTATACATAATATATACGGTCAAATAATATTTATAAATGCCTCAGGTAAGACCCATAGCAGATATTAAATCTAATCTGCTCAGACCAGCTACTACTTCTTTATTTGAAGTCTTTATACCTATGGATGCTGTGAGTGAAACAGCTTTAAAACAGGCTGGGATCTTTTTGAATAAAAATAAAGAGTGGCAATTAAATTTATTATGTACTGAAGCAACTCTTCCAGGTTCTCAGTTACAAACGATGGAAGTATTAAATGATTTTAGTGGTGCAACAGAAAGATATGTACATCGTAGACAGTATGATGAACAAGTAGATTTTACTTTTTATGTTAATGCAGATAATTATATACCTATTAGATTTTTTGAAACGTGGATGGATTATATCGTAGGTGTGGAAACAGAAGAAGAACGTAGAGATACTAAGAGTCCTGATTATTTTTATAGAATGAATTATCCAAGAGGGGATATTAAGTCTAGAACACGAGATAAAAATGCTTTACCACCTGGATATATGTCTCCTCAAGGATTGAGGATTGTTAAATTTGAAAGAGATTTTACTGTATCAGAAGGTAATGTTGCTGGTGGTACTTTAGAATATACTTTTATTAATGCTTATCCTTTTGCTATAAATTCAATCCCTGTTTCTTATGAACAATCTGATTTATTAAAGGTAACTGTCTCCTTTAGATATCTTAGGTATGTACTGAATAAAGGATGGTTTAAACAGATTAATTTAGATCCAGCTGGTTTGGGAATAAATGTACTTAAATCCTTCTTGGGTGGAGACTTTGATAATGTGTGGAAGTTGTTAAGTGATTCGGGAACTAGCCAAGCAATAAGGAATGCAATAGTTAATACTGGTAGAAGTATTGCTACCTTTATTGGGGGTGAGGATTTGGTTAATAATATAAGAGGTGGTGTTAGATGGGCTACTGATACCTTTGATTGGTTAAGGGGATTGGGTAGAAGATAGTGTATAAATAAAGTACACTGAATTGTATTAGGATATTATGCCTTTACCAAAGATTGCTACCCCAACTTATGAGTTGGAGTTACCTTCCACTGAAAAGACTATTAGTTACAGACCTTTCCTTGTTAAAGAAGAAAAACTTTTAGTTCTTGCATTAGAGAGTGAAGATAATAAACAAATTACTACTGCAATTAAAACAGTAATTAAGAATTGTATTAGTACTAAAGGAATTAAAGTAGAAACTCTTCCTACTTTTGATATTGAATATCTATTTCTTAATATTAGAGGTAAGTCTGTTGGAGAAGAATTGGATATTAATATTGTTTGTCCTGATGATAAGAAAACTGAGGTTCCTGTTACCATTAATTTAGATGATATACATGTTCAAAAAGATGATGACCATACTAAACAAATTAGGATTGATACTAATATTATGATGGAGATGAAGTATCCATCTCTTGATGAGTTTATTAAAAACAATTTTGATTTTGGTGAAGGTAATCAAATGGAACAGTCATTTGATTTAATTGCATCATGTATTGATAAGATTTATACTGAGGATGAAGTATGGTCTACTGCTGATTGTACTAAGAAAGAAGTGAAAGAGTTCCTTGAATCAATGAACTCATCTCAGTTTAAGGATATTGAAAAGTTCTTTGAGACTATGCCTAAGTTACAGCATACTATCACTGTTACTAATCCTAAGACAAAAGTTAAAAGTGATGTGGTACTTGAGGGACTAGCGTCTTTTTTCGAGTAGGCATGTCGCATATGAACCTGGAGAATTACTACAGGTTAAATTTTGCGTTGATGCAGTACCATAAATATAGCTTGACAGAGATAGAAAATCTTATTCCTTGGGAACGAGACATTTATGTTGGTCTTCTTCAACAACATCTTGAAGAAGAAGAATTAAAACGCAAACAACAACAATCGAATGCCTAGCAACAATAAAAATATAATAGGGGATTTAAGAGGGAGATTTGATCCTCATTATAAGCTAGCGTCTAATGTTGAAGGTCTTGAAAAGGGATTAGCAACTGATATTTCTAAGATACATAAGACTTTAAGTAAGTCCTTTGCAATGCAGAGGAAAACTTTGGTAAGGGTTCTTGGTATTGAGAAAAGGGTTAATGAGTTAGAGTTACAACAGGCAGCAGAGGAGCAAGCAAAGGAAGGTATAGATGAGATATTAAATGACTTAGGTGAAGAGGTACAACAAGAAGTAGGTGACGTAGGTGAAGAAATAGAGAAAGAAGTAGGTGAAGAATTAGGTAAAGAAGTAGGTGGTGTAGCAACTAAGAAGAAATTAAATGTAAAGAAAACAAAGATAACTGGTGAAGCATTTAAGAAAGGGACAGTATTAGATGATGATTTTAAGTCAAGAGTATTGGGTCAGGATGAGAAGGGAGAATATTTAAGTGCCGAAGAAAGAAAAGCAAGATTTAAAGGTGAACCATTCATAAAACCTGAGAGTCTTAAACCAGTTGAAGAAGAAGAAGTAAAATCGCCTGTTGGAGAAGGTTTAAAGAATATTCTTAACTCTATTGCAGGAACTACTGAGTCTATTAAAAATCTTTTAATGGGACAGCAGAAAGCAGATAGAGATTCTGCTGCAGATATTAGTAGACAAAATGAGAATGAGAAAAGAGATAGTAGAGAAAAGAAAGTAGAAACAAAAATGTTTGATGGAGTAAAGAAGATAGGTGAGAAAATATTAGCACCTGTTAAGAGTATATGGCAAAGAGTATGGGATTTTATTAAGACTATTTTACTGGCGAAAGTAGTCGGAAAAATTATGGATTGGTTATCTGATCCAAAGAATAAGAATAAAGTAAGATCGATATTTAGATTCATTAAAGATTGGTGGCCAACATTATTAACAGGATTTTTATTATTTGGAACTGGTTTAGGTTCATTAATCACGGGAACAGTGTCAGCAATTGCTTCATTTACTCCTATGTTATTGGGACTCTTGCCTAAGTTATTAGCATTCTTAGCATCTCCTATAGGGTTGGCAGTTCTAGGGACTGCTGCGGTTGTAGGTGGTGGGATGTGGCTTCATAATAAGATGAAGGGTGATGAAGCTAAGAAAGAAATTGATGAAAGTCAAACAGTAAAGTTGAATAAGGGTGGGCAAGTTCCTGGTAGAGGTCCAAATAAAGATACTGTTCCTGCTATGCTTACTCCTGGTGAGTTTGTGATGAGTAGAGATGCTGTTGATAAATGGGGTGTTGATACTCTTGCTGGTATGAATGCTGCTGCTGGTGGAACTAATATGCCAATACTGGGTGGATATAATGGAGGCGGTAAAGCTGGTAGTAAAACTGGTGTTGTAACTGATCCAAAAGTGAAAAAAGCACAAGAAGATTATATGCTTTATTGGGTTAATAAGGAAAGAGTAGAAGTTCTGGGATTACCTCCTTTAGATAAACTAACATATGCTCAAGGTGTGGAACTTACAGAGATGATGGGACCAGGTCCAAAAACAACAGAAACATCAAACACTCAGTTTGATTTTGATAAGATGCTTAAGACTACCACAAGAACAAAAACAAGAGGTGATGAATCAATTAGTGAGACTTCTATAGGTATCTTAACAGAAGAAGATAAGCAGAAGTATCTTGCATCAAACCCTAGTGCAAGACTTGTAGAAGACCTTAAGAATCAGTTTGAACTAGATCAGTTAGGTGCTGACATATCTGCTAGTGCTAAAATGAATGGTGGTGGTTTAGTTCAAGGATTGCAAGGTGGAGGAAGAGTATATACGCAAGAACAAGCAAATGCTATGGCAGAATCTTTTGATAATCGACCACAAGCAAGAATTCAAAAGTTACGAAATGAGCAAGATCAGATAAGGCCAGGCCCTAATGGCAAATTTTCAAAGAAGGATAGTAAGAGAATGGCTGAAATCATATGGGAAATACAGAAAATTAGAAAGGAAGCAAGTCAGAAATCCACACCAACAACACAGACTCCAGTAAATGATAAGAAGAGTAGGAGAGGTAAATCAGGAATTGGTAGGTTAATTGGTGGTACTGCTGATCAACTTACAGGTAATCTATTTGACTTTGATAAACGGAGTGGTGGTGGACTCATAAGAAAAACTGCAAGTGCTCTTGGTGGATTATTTGGTGGCGGTAAAAAAGATAAAAAAGATAAAAGTGGTAGTACAGGGCGTAGACTCAAAGATAGACCACAGGTACAAGCATTAAGAAATCAAGCAAAACCCTTTATGAATCAGGGTAAGGTGACTCTTAGTAAGATTAAACCTCCATCAGTTAAGATATCACCACCAGGTTCTACTACTAAAAAAGGAGGAAATATTACTACATTGAATATGGGTAAGACTTCTTCTCCTGTGAGTATTGATAATACAAATGCACCTCCAGAGATTCCTTATTTCAGTGCAACTATTATGAGGTCGAGTGATAAGATTAAAACTCTGGGGATAATGGTATAATATGGCTTGGGCAGCATTAGGAAAAGGATTAATGGGTGCTGGCAGAGTAGTAGGTGGTGCTGCTAGAGCTGCTGGTGGTGGTGCTCGTATGGCACGGAGAATGTTTAAGAGGAAAGGTGGAAAGAACGCACCTGAAAAACCTGCTTCTGAACAAACAGTAGATGTAAAAGCAACAACGGTTAGTAAACCATCTACTGCTTTAGTTCCTGCTGCTCCTACGTCAATAACTACTTCTCCTTCCATTCAAGGTGGTGATAATGCTGAAGAGATTGCAATTCGTATTAAAACAAATTTGATAGATGTACAAAAATTATTAAAGGGAAGCTATTCGTATCGTGAAAAGGCAAGACAGCAGCAAAAAAAGCAAGCAGAACAAGATAAGAAGAATGCAAGAGAAGAGCAAGTAGAAACTAAAAAGTTTAATGCAGGGAATTTACTTAAATCTGCTGTTCCAAAACAAGTTAAAAGTTTCTGGGGAACATTAAAAAACTTTTTAATGGGTTTCTTTTTAGCAACTTTTCTTGATCAGATAATGAAATTGAAAGGACCATTGTTAAAGATTGCCAAAATTCTTGCTAGAGTTGTGGATATTGGTGTTGATATTATTGGGTGGGTTTTAAATATTGTAGTTAGTTTGGTTGATGGTGTTTATACAGTGATAGATGGAATTAGAGGAATGGTAAAAAATGTATTTGGTGAGAAAGGTTTAGAAAAATTTGATAGTTTTTTAGGTAATTTAAATAAGGTTTTAAATGCAATACTTAGTGTTGGGATGGTATTTGCTGCTCTTGGTGGAGTGGGTATGGTTACAAAGTTGATGGCATGGTTGAAGGGTGGATCAGCAATAGCATCAGCAACAGGATTAACAGGAGCAGCAGGTGGTGCAGGAGGTGCAGGAGGAGCAGGAGGAGCAGCAGCAGGAGCAGGAGGTATAGGAACAGCAGCTACTGTGGGTATCGTTGCAGGTGTTGGACTTCTTGCATCTGGTCTTGGTGAAGGTGCATTCCAGATTAAGAAGAAAGGTCAAGAAGCAGAAGCGGATTGGTTTAAAAGATATCAAGAAAAGAAATGGTGGGATCCGAGAAAGGCAATAGACTGGGGAATACTCCAGATTATGAAAGCATTTAATTTTATTACAGGAACTATTGGAGTTGCTTTAGATATTATTGGAGCACCGTTTAGATATTTGATAGAGTTAGTAAGATATCCTTTCCTTGATGAAGCAGGTAAGGCAAAGCAAAGAGAAAATCTTGCTAAGTTTGATGCAAGAATTAGAGAACAGTTTAGAGAAATTGTCCATGCATTTTCTTTAGGATTACTTGCTAAGGATAAGGGTGCGTTTGGAAGCATCTATGGTAAGGAAGGAACAGATGCGATGGGTTATACTAAGGATGGTAAAACAAAGAGTCAACAAGTACCTGCTAGAAGAGGACAGATATTATTATCTACTCCTGATTTAGTAGCGACTCAAGATTTGCTTGATGGTAAAAAGTCAGGACAAAGGGTACATACTATAGCAAAGATAATGGATTTAGAAAATAATGAGGATATAACAGATGAAAGTAAAAAACCTAAAGGATTAGGAAGGGTTGTTGCTGGTATTGCTGACTTTATGACTTTGGGTATGTTTGATTTTGATCAAAGAAATCGTAAAGGATCACCAAAAGATTTTGGTATCAGAAGAATTGCAGGAGGATTGGCTGATTATGCTACACTAGGTATAACAGATTTTGATAAGAGAGGTGCTGGTAACTTCCAAGTTAATCCTATGTTTGGTGGTAAGGATAAGGCATGGGGTTCTCGTAATGAGCAAGCAAAGAGAAGGGAGAAGCAATCTGGATTTGGATTGAAGAGGGGTATAGGTGGAGCATTAGACTTTGCTACATTTGGTATGTTTGATTTTGATAAACAGAATCGTAGAGGAGCACCAAAGGGTTTTGGAATTAAAAGGATTGTTGGTGGACTTGCTGATTGGACAACAATGGGTCTTACTGATTTTGATCAGAGAGGTGCTGGTATTATGCAATTTGATCCTATGTTTGGTGGTAAGGATAAGGCATGGGGTAAAGAAGTGCAGAGACCAACTAGAAGAAGACCTTCTAATTATTCTTATACTGATAACTATCTGAAAATTGCTGGTGAAAGATTTATTCCTGATCAACCTTTAACTGAGACTCAATATCATGTTGCAACAATGGGTATGCAAATGGGTAACAAATATAATGATGAGGTACTTAGATCTTATGCCATGTATGAAGAGCAGCAAGGTGGTTCTGCAGAACCTGAGGTTATTATTGTTAATAATAATACTAGACAACCTATTGTCGTAAGAGAAGAGGTAGGTGCTTTTAGTATGGGAAATTCTTCATCTGGAAGTACTGAGGAAAGTTATGCTAGTTATCAGGGTCATTAAATATAAGTAAGAGGTAATATCTATGGCAACCCAAGCAAAACCTATTTCGACTAAATCATCCATTGCTGCTGTAATTACAGAAGCACAGGTTACAAGTAATACTAATTCCGCTACTGTTGATTTAGTTAATGGGTGTTATAATTTAACTTATTTTGAAAGTATTTTACAAGATACTATTCATGCGTCGTTTACTTATGTTGATTCTGGAACTGTTGGATCATCAGTTTTGGGTGGAAAAAATGCAGTAGATGGATTGCCTATAAGAGGATCTGAAAGTTTTAGATTATCATTTACAGATAATAATGGTAATGAACTTAAGTTTGCTAAGGAACTTAACAATGAATTATATGTAAATGATGTTACTCCTTTGCTTGATGAAACTACAAAGTCATTAACGCAGTTGCATTTAGTATCCAAAGAATATATTTTAAATGAAAAGGTAAGAATTAATTCAAGAATGGATGGTAAAATATCTCAGCATATAGAACAAATTTTTAAAGAGGAGAAGTATTTAAATTCTCAAAAACCAAGGGATATTGAAGAGACTGTTGGTGAAATTAATGAAAGTCCTAAAAATAAAAAACCTTTTTATATAATGAATGAGTTATCTAAGAGAGGAGTTTCTGCAACCAATCAAGAACAAGGAAAGAGTGCAGGATATTTTTTATATGAAACATATGATGGGTTTAATTTTAAATCTATTGATGGATTATTAAATCAAGAACCTAAGTTAAAAATAATTTATAATGAATCAAAAGTAGATGATTTGCCTGTGGGTTATGATGTTAAAGCTCTTGAATATAGTTCAAATAATTTAAATAATGTGCAGAGAAAGTTAGCTATAGGTGCTTATACTAGTAGAGTTTTGACTTTTAATCCATTTACTTTTGATTTTAATGTAGGTAATCCTCAAGCATTTATGTTCCAAGATGATTATAAAACAGCAGGAGATACTTTACCTAAATTAAATGATGAGTTTATTAAGGATACTTCTAAGGGAGATTTTTCTGTAACATCTTTACAAATAGTTGGGATTGGTGGGATGCAGATAGGAGATACTCAAACACAACTTAGTAAGGCTAAGAAGATTGATTTTAATGTACAGCAGATTCTTAATCAATCTTTTATGAGATATAATAATTTGTTTGCTGCTCAAGTCACGGTTACCATACCTGGAGACTTTTCATTACGTGCAGGGGATGCTATAGTTATAGATGCTCCTGTAGTTGACTCAAATACTAAGAATGATGAGTTAAATCAGGAAAGTGGAGGTCTATATATTATAACAGATCTTGCACATTATCTTAGTTCCGATGCAACTTTTACTAAACTTAATTTGGTAAGAGATTCATTCGGTAAAAAAATAAAAGATGATTAATCCTTAGGAGGGAATCTATTATGACAACTAACACTCCAAACCATGATTTAGAGCATGAAGTATATCTTGACCCTAAAGATGGTAAAGAGCATATCAATCATGGTATGATAGAGTATAGTAAGGAAGATTTAGAGATGCACAATGATGCTTTCCATGCTCACTCAGAGGATGAAGTTGATAAGAATGATGGTAAGATTAATGATTGGCACACAAGGCATGAAGATAAGCATTTAGAAGTGTATTGCGATAATCACCCAGATTCTCTGGAATGTAGAGTTTACGACGATTAAACATGTCAGAAGGAGAAGGAGCATCTAATAAAGTTTTTGGTAGTGGAGACAACAGATGGCGTGGCCAGATTGTTGACGATTCCGTGTGGAGAGATAACATACTTGCAGGAAAGTACGAAGACAAAGATACTCCTGAAGGATGGGGACGTAGGTATAAAGTTAGAATTTTTGGAGAGCATGACCTTGGAGGAGCCGATGGGTTTCCTATTCGGGATGATCAATTGCCTTGGGCAATGATAGAATTCCCTGTTACAGCAGGTTCGGGTGCAGGTAATTGTAGACAAACACCTGCTTTGAGACAGGGTAATATTGTTAGTGGTTACTGGGCTGATGGGCATAACAAACAGATGCCTGTTATCACAGGAGTAATTGGTAATAATGAACAGAATATAATGGGGACGGAGTATCCTGTTCCAGTTACGGAATCGGGTACAAGTTTAGCAGTCAGTGCATTTCCTAATAAACAATTAAAGTTACCTGATTTAGTTGCAAGACCTAAACCACCTCAGACTTCATTAATAACTAAGAAACCAACTCCAAAAGGTGCAACAGAACCAAGTAGTTTTGATCCTAATGCTCGCTTAGATAATTTGGGATTGCCTTTGAGTATGGAAAGATCTGCTGCAGTTCTTGCTGATATTGCAAGAGCAACTGAAGTAGTAGATGCTAGAATAGCATCAGGACAGAATTTAAATTCAGAACAAGTATTAGAACTTACTAAATTTTATGTTCAACGAGGACTAAAGCAGAGAGATAAGCAAGCAAGGTCTCCTTTCTCTGGGGCATCTCCAGGTGCAACTACTGAAGCATTAGGTGAGCATTTAAAAACTGCTAGTGATATTGGTAGAGAGGATAAGTTTCAAGAGAAAATTATATTAATATCACCTGATAATGTTGTAGATTCTGCAACAAAAGCAATACAAACTATTAGTGATAATTTAACTCATCAAATTAAACTTTATACAAATTCTCTTACAGATTATGCTGCTGCAACTCAGAGACCAAGTGATGATTTTGGTAAGATGATTAAGGATTCTTCTGGTCAGATTTCTAAGTATATGAAAGTGATTATGCAGAAGGTTCAGGAGTATACTAACAAGACAATGAATGCGGAGTTGAGTGATGTTGTTGCTGAGATGCCTTCTTATATGAGAGCACAGTTTTTAGATGTTAAGGAAGAAAATAATAAGGAATTATTAAAGAAATTTAATAGTATTACAGATGAAATGGGTGGATTAATAGAAAATATTTTGGAAACTACATTAGATGTTAAGAAGTTAGTAAGTGATGTGCAAAAAAAAGCAGCAAGTTCTAGTCCATCATCAGTTGGTGCAGGAATTTTAGCTGGTATAGCAAATGAGGTTGCTTCATCTTCAGTTGGTTCTAATGATTTTACTACTGATTTGAGTGGAGTACCTCAACTATATGATGCAGCATTTGATTATTCTCCAGGAGCAACTATTCTTTTTGAAGGTATAACTTATATTAATAAATCATCTTCTACAAATATAGCACCACCTAATGATACTCATTGGCAGAGATTTTCTGGTCAGTCAGGTGGTAATACAGGGGAAGATCCTGAGTATCAGAATGAGGAGCAAAATACTTATACAAAGGTTCCTATTTGTTATGCAGAAGATATTGTAGGACAGGTCTTTTCATATAATAAAGAATCTATTAATGGTGCAGTCCAGAAAGCAGTTAATGGAATGAATAAGTATGTGGATGATATGCAAAGTCAATTAGATTCTTATGAAGAAACTTTTAAATATAAAGCAGCACAAGGTGAGCAGAAAGGAGTGATTTCTTTAAGTGATGAGGAAGGACTTGGTTATGATAGAGGTGGTTCTGGATATACAACTCAAAGAAGAGTGGGTACTGCTTTTACAGGTAGTTTAAGTGGTGGAAGTGCAACAGGTGGTGGATTAGAAGTTGATATTACAGTTAGTAGAGGTGGTCCTACTGGTAAAACTTATCCTGGATTTACTGATGCTCAGTTTGATAATTTGCCTATTGGTGGAGGGTTAACTTGGGGTACTGCATCAATGACTGAGGATGGAGATTGGATAACTTTTATGAATGGAGGATCTGGATGGTCAAAAACAATTGGATTTACTAACTATACAACAGAAAAAATAATGGGTTGTCCATGTACTGGTGGTTCAGGACAAGGTGCTACAGCAGATGTTCATTTTACTAATGGTGTAGTTGATGCTATAAGAATTAATAATACTAATTATTGGGATGGTACTAATTCATATGCTATAGGTGATGAAATAATTATTAATTCCCCTGCAGGTGCTAATGGTGGTGGTGCTAAGTTTAAAATTAATAGTAAGATGGTAGAGGGTTTTGGAGGTAGATTAAGAGGTCCAATTGATGATTTGGGAATTAAGATTGCTAATGGAGGACATAATTATGAGGTAGGGCAGTTGATTTATGTAAATCAAGGTCCAAATCCTTTTCCTGAGAGTGGTAATCCTGAGGATGCTATAGGTGCTCCATCTGGAGGTGTTGCAGGTGGAGGAGTTAATGCTACTGCTAGTGTGGTTGGTGTATTGGATAAGGGAACTAAGAGAGCAGGTGTTGCTGATGATCCTGCTGCTGCTGGTGGAGGACAGGGAGGATTTAGTGACATGTTAAAGAATATTAGTGGAATTATGGGTAACTTGACAAGTGCTCTTAGTTTTGATAATATGCCAGCAAATATATTTCCTTTTGAACTTCCTCCTAATAAAGCACTTGCTGATTATTATACTTTAGGTGATGCAGGTGCTGCTGCTCCTGATAGTGAGATTCCTATGATGGGTTCCATTGCTCAGATGGCATCAGAAGCAACATCTGCTATACCTAAACAGGGAATTCCTTTTGCATTACCTACCAACCCTCAGGATATTGATTTAAAATCTTTAATTAGTAAAGAGGATGCACAAATGGCAATGGAGAATACAATATCTCGTTACAGAGATGCTTCCAATAGATTAATGGGTACTTGATAAATATTACTATGACTTTAAAAAGAATTATAATATAAGATGATTTCTACTGTAAATCTATTTGGAGCGTCAACTAAAAATGACATTAAAGTCGGTTACATATCTACTACTCGTGGATATGTAACTGGTGTAGGGATTAATGATGCAAATATATATGCTCAGAGTGACCCTGGTACTAAATTTATTCTTCAGAATAGAGATTATATTAAATATTTGAATATCAATCAAGTCAATAAGTTAGAACCAGATGTATTAATAACTTCACAAGAGAATAAATGTGAAGGTGTTAAGTGGGAAGCACCTATAGAAAGTCCTAGAGTTATATTTGCTGGAGGTGGAGGAGTAGGTGTTGTTGGAAATCCTATTATTGGTGATGATGGAGCAGTTCTTGCTGTTGATTTAGTAGCAGGTGGATTTGGATATAAGTATGCTCCTGTTACAAAATTAAAAGAAGTTAGTGGTAGGGGTGCAGGTGCTGCTTTAAATTCTGTAATAGGTGGAATTACTACTACTGAAGTATTGTATGATAAACTGGAAGATTTTGAAGAGTATATTATTGAAACTCCAGATGATGTTCCATCTACTGATTGGTATGGACCTGATGGTAAGGTTATAGGTAAATGGGATCCTAGTTTATATACTGGAGATACTGAAGTATCATTTGATGTTATCACTGATGAATATATTGAGAAGTTACAGAAGATTGCTAGTTCAGGAGTTGGTGGAGGAATATCTGGAACAGGTGAAGACCAAGGAGCAGGGGTATTTTGGTGGGTTGCTAAGACACCTCCTAATTTAGTATCAGGTGATGGAAAGACTACTAGAAAGATATACAAGGTACAGCATGTAGCATGGAATGAAACTCCACCTCCTGTTAATAGTGAAGGTAAGATAACAGACTGGAGTACTAATGGGTGGATGAATAAGAATGCTATCTCACCTATTCCTATGTCTAGTGCAAAGGGTAGTGATGCAGGTGGAAAAGTTTTTACTTTAGAATGGGATGTAGAATTTCCTTGGGATGGTAAATATACTTTTAAAGGATGTGCGGATAATGAAGCAACAATTTATCTTGATAATCAACAATTAACTCACTATGAATTGGGGAGTGGTGGTGCTGCTGGTAAAGTTTTATCCCTTCCATCAATAATAAAGAAAGAAGTTAAAGAAGGAATGCATAAGTTGAGGATTGATTTGAAGAATCATCAAGTTATGAGGGAGAAGAAAGTACAAGCAAGTTCAAAAACTTATGGTTCTTTATTGCAACTAGAGGATATTCCTAATGTAGCAGCAGAGGATCAAGGTGGTGTTACATATGATGACTTACAATGTTATGCTAAGGTTGGTAGGTTCTTTGATATTAATGCTAACAAAGCAAAATATAAAGTTGACCCTTCTCTTAATCAACCAGAAGGTTCAGAACTTGAGGTAGAGTATAAGGTTACTAGTTCTAGTGCGTTCGTTAATAAAATTGTAGTAAAAGATTTATTTACAGAGCAAGGACCAGAAGTAGTAACGGAAGAATCACAACCACCTACTGAGTCTCAAAGAAAAGCATCTGCAAACTTTATTTCTAGAGGTTCAGGGCAGAGTACTGAGTATTATATGACAGTAACTGGTAATGATTTATTAGAAGTTCAATTAGAATTTCGTTCTCATCAAGATGATTCTACAAGAGGTACAGGTTTATCAGTAGAAACAATTATTATTCAAAGTGAAAAGGAACCTATAGAATTAAATAGGGCAAGTCAAGTAACCCCTTCTAGTGGTTGGCCTTTTAGTAATGCTATGATAACTAAAAATAAAGGAACTTTTAAGCATGGTAAAGAATATAGAGTTACTTTTAGAGGAACTAGATGGCAAGAGAATAATGCACCAGCACCTGAACTTTTTAATAATGCTCAGGGAATTGCTTTTTATGATAATGATACATCAGATGGAGCAACTAGTGGACCTGATTTAGATGGTGATGTAAGAGCACATTTTAATATAACAAATGTGAAGCAATTAACAGATGAGGTTCCTTCTATTCCAGGTGAGTTAAAATTAAAGCAATTAAATAAAACTTTTAAAAAGACAGTTATAGTTGGTAAAGTTTATCCAGTAACTGTTTCTAATGCAGGACAAGGATTGATGGGTAATACTCCTGCTCCTATTGGTGCTTTAAGAGCAAAAGATATTATTAATCAAGATGCTCAAGTTCAAAGTAATACACAAGCAACCACGAAGAAGTATAAAGTTTTTAATACTATTGATAATATAGATTCGGCCAATAGAAAACTTTGGAAAACGAATGTTAATAATAAAGATGGATTTAAAAATGAGTATGGAATTTGTCCATTTGATACTTTAAATACTCTTCCTGATAATCCTTATGCAGGAACACATACTATTAAATGGAATTATATTGACTTTCCTATTAGTGGAAACTATAATATTATGATAGCGGTAGATGATAATGTTGATCTTACTATAGGTAATAGTGCAAATCCCGTAGCAGTAAAGATTACAAAAGAAGGTTATGTTTATCCTAAGGGAGGTGGGATTAAAAGTACAGGAGTAGGAAATTATGTAAGATATATTGAAGCAGGAAGGTATAGTATACAAGCAGACCTCACTCAAATTCCAGGTGGTAGATTTGGATGGGGTAAGATGAGAGGAGAAGATGATAAAATTAGTGATGCTCCTAGTGGTATAGGATTAAATCCTATGGCACTTGCCGTTAAAATTGAAACTAGTGTTGCTTCTTTTACTGAAGCAGTTGAAAGTTATTGGCATCATAATCCTCTTGGAATTGCTTTAAATATTAGAGCACCTTTACCTCCTGCACCTGTACAATCTATACCTTTACTTGAAGGAAGATGTCCACGTAATCCTGTTTGGTCTACTAGATTTCCTAATGCAAAGAATGGTACATGGTATCCTGTAAGGTTTGATAGTTGGGGAGAGTTTCATAATAAGTATGGTATGTCTCCAGTACCTCCTCTTCCTACAGGAGGTAGTGATCATGGTGGAATTTGGTTTACTAATACTTGGGATGTTGAAGTTGAACATGATGGTTTCTATAAACTTAAAGCAATAATAGATGATGTTGGAAAGATATCTATTGATGGTGATGTAAAACTAGAACTTTCTAATGATAATAAAGTAGAGACAGGCGAGGCGACTTTTGAGTTAAAAAAAGGTATAAGGGAAGTAAAAGTAGAGATTAAAAATAATAGTACAAAAAAAGAGAATTGGATAGATCAAAAGGTTTTTAATACTGCTGATTGGATTAATCTTACTCCGAAGATGGGAGGAGATATTCAACAAGTTGATTTTAAAGTAACGTCATCGAGTGCATTTGTTAATTCAATAAACATTAAGGGATTGTTTTATGAGCAAGGTCCAGCATTAAGTTCAGTTAAAGCAACTAAAGAAAATCTTGTTCCTGGTACTCCTATTCCAGCAAAAGTAGAATTTATAAAGAGAGGTGCGAAGTATTATTTAAAGGCTTATGGTAATAAGAGAGTTAAAGTTAAATTTGATTTCCGTGTTCATAGGGATGATAAGAATGTAGGTGGTGGTCCTTCGGTTCGATTTGTTACTGTTCAGACGATGGATTCTCCAAAGAGATTTAATATTCTTGCTGATACACCAATGTCTACTTGGCCTTTTAATGGATCAACAGATGTTAAGGATGCTATATTTGAAAATGGTAAAGAATATGAGGTTACCTTTGGTGGATTGATGAGTCGAGCAAGAAGTACACAACCAATTCAATATATTGGATTGGAATCATCAGCACATATAAGATTTGCTAATTCTAAGACACTTGAGTTTGATGATAATCCAGCTAATGGTTGGGATACCAATGCTACCTTTACTATTGTTAGTGGAGATGTAACTTTTTCTGAGGATGGTACGAGATTATTAGGAAATAAATGCGAAAGTGTTACATTAACTTATAGTTGGAATGATAATCCTAATATTGCTGGAGTAGTATTGGATGAAATCAAATTAGGAGGTCAAACTTGGAAACAATCTGGTCTAAGTGGTAGTGTAACTCGTACCATTAATTTTATTCCTGATCCTAATCCTACTTCATCTCCTTTAATCGGAGGGCTGGCAACACCTACTATTTGTTTCTTTGATGGTGATACAAGTGCGGGTGCAACTATTGGTCCTGATTTTAATGGGGATGTAAGAGCATATATTACTGCTCTTAATGTTATTCAGATGGATGAACCAGATCCAGTAGAAGGAGAACCTGTTGATGTTCTTGAGAAAAAATTAGTTCAATTAGATGGTAGTCCTCCTATTGTACGGGATGTTGTTGTTGGTCAGGTATATGATGTTGAAATTGCTAATGCTGGACAAGGAGGTATGGGTAATACTCCTGCTCCAGTTGGTGCTTTAAAAGTAAATGGTGGTATAGTAATGTTAGAGGATATTCCAGGTACAGATACGGGTAAAGCTGGTGGAGTTTATTTTGATGATTTGGTATGTAGTGCGTCTCATGGTAAGTTTTATGATGTTCAAGGTAATAAATGTAAATTTAAGATTGATCCTCCAACAACAGGAAAAGCAGTAAGAAATGGAATAACATATACTGGTCCTGCATTATCAAGTTATGGGTCACATGAAGATTTTGGACCACTTATTACTCCAAAATGGGAAACTGATGAGGAGTATATTAGAACTCATAATGGCACAACTTGGGTCATGACATTTAATGGTGTGGATTTTCCTGAAACAGGGGAATATGATATTAAAGCAATAGCAGACGATAAAGTAACTGTTAAGATTGATAATAATGAAGTAATAAGTGATGTAGTAAAATCTGGTAATGCTCCTCGTGGTGTGACATATAAAAAAATTAATGTAAATAAAGGAAAAAGAAATCTAGAATTAATTTTAGAAAATAAAGATTTTGGTGCATCATATTGGAAGAATCCTGTAGTTGCTGGTGTTTATATAACAAGAAAAGTTGATTCTTTCGCAGGTACAACTGCTTCAAGTGATCCTTGGATGAAGAATCCA